TTGGCGATCACGGCATCCCGTTCGTCCAAGTCACGCTGCGACGCTGACACGTATTCGTCGTGCTCCGCGATTTCCGCAGCCTGGGCGGCGATGGCGTCGGCTGCGTCTAGGCAATCTTTGCGGAGGGTGACTCGCAGCCGCTGCTGTAGCTCGGTGTAGTCGTGGCTCATGCGTTCCTCCATCGCCCTCATTTGGAACAGGCTCATTTGCCCTCCTGCGCTGCTGCTCCAATGGCTTTGCTCATTTCACTGCGAAGCTCATCGGCAGTCGCATAGCCGACCCTGTACCGTTGAGCCAATATCATCAGATCATCTAGCAGTTCAATCCGGGCGTCACTCGCGGCTGGCTGCGCAGGCGCCGACTCTTTCATCGCTGCCGCTGCATCGGCTACCGTGCGGGCACCTATGCCAAGGTGCGCAGGCGCTGCGTGCGCCATGACAAGCGTGGCTCCGGTGTCAGGGTGCGTCCACGTCCAATCCACGATCTCTTTGGTAGGCTGCGCAGGATCTGAGATCTGGTGCAGCGCACTGTTGGAGATCGCCAGGGCCAACTTGCGCGACGTCTCGTGCGCAGACAAGTTCAGCGAGAAGTGCTGACTGCCGTGCCTCATGTGCAGCCACACGCCATCACGGCTGTGTTGAATCTTCACGTCGGTATGAGTGCTCATCTCACCAATCCTTGTGTGTGTTGGTCACGAACTCGCCAATCCGTGACGGCGGGCAGACCGTGTGCTTGTAGTTCTTGGCGTACTGCACCGGCTCGTCCGGCGCCCACTCGGCAACGAAGTCCGGCGAGTGCCGAGACAGTGGCTTGCCTTCCTCGTCCTCTGGCCCGGCGACGATCGCCTGAAACGCGACCGCGTCTGCGGCGCTGGAGAAGTACCGGCAGAACTTCGTCCCGTCGCGCACTGCAAAGAGAAGCCCC